GTATCAATGTCGGCAGCTTGTCCGGTCATGTGTTGAGACGTATTAGAACCCTTCACTGCTTTATTCAATGCCGGGCAGCGGAAGCCAGAGTTTACCGTAATTGGTTTACCATACCATTTCCGCAATGGGTCCAATACATTATTCACTAGTGCAGTCAGATTAAGGACATGCTCCTGATTGCATCTGTTGTTGATTCCTAAGCGGTCCGCAGTCGTAGATTTGCAGAGTTCCGCAATTGTAAAGTACTTCATTTCTTTTCCTCCTTATAATTAATAGTCACTTGGCGGCTGCCGGTTAGTGCATCCGTGTACATCACATTTCTTTATCTCGGCTTCTTTCAATCTAAGCTCCAGTTCATGCTTTTTATGAATATCTTCCAGATGAGCGGACTGTTCCTGCCGGAGTTCAACATAAATAGCGTCAATCTTGGCGTCACGTTGAGCGATACGATCTTCAAGCCATGCGACTTGCTTGCGTTCATTTTCATCCTCCATACTGTCCGCTGTCGCATCTTCCTTCCTTGCATTCGTTCGACGATTCACGTAGAAGTTAACTATCCATTTGATTGCTTCGAAGCCTCCCAAAGCCCCGATCAGAGCCAGCCATTCATTTAATCCCATATTTCTCTATCTAAAATATTATTATTACCTTTGTACGCATTAGCAATAAGGGATTCCCCCTTTTTAATATTGTTTGTTTTTTGTCAACCGCCAACTCGTGATGAGCAGGCGGTTTTCTTTTTTTATTTAAAGACATATCTCAACCAACCGCTGAAGTAGCTGCAATTTTCTAAGTAGTTATTGTCCTTCTCCGCTAACCTAGCCTCCCGTTCGAATGAGATCAGCCGGTAGGCATCATAGTCTTCCCGGCAATCAGCGAGTACGCTAGCAATCATCTTGCGGATACACCACTCTAGTACATACCATACATAGAAGGTAGCCGGCGCTAGTGCCAACCACCAGGACGATAAACCGAAGATCAGCGTAATGATCCAAATCAAGATACCAGAGGCGACCGTCAGTTCAATCCATTGTCGGGCATGAACGCATTCATGATTGATTGTTGACTGCCTGGCCTCAGTTTTTGACCACTTTGTGAATACCCACGCAAGAAGCGTGATAGTTGAGTAACCTGAAAGCAATAGATGCTTTGCTATCCAGCTTTCGTAAAATAATTTTTTCATAACTTTTCTTTTTAAGTGATTAATACTACCTTTGTATCGCTTATAAGGCGGAGGGGTAGTGCCCTTCGTTGTTTGTTTTGTTTGTGTTTGTAACCGCCGACTCGTGATGAGCAGGCGGTTTTTTATTTAACTGCTCTTCTTGATTTATTCTGTTTTTTGAGATAACGGATAAATCCTATCAGCATACTGACTCCAACCGGAAGCGGCTTTGTAAGTTTCCACAGATTGATCAGGTACATAAAACCGACACGACTGATCAATCACCTGAAATGATCTTGTCACTTCAGGTGGCGTAACGGCCCTGATTGTTACTATCCTCAATGGACTATGTTGAAATGCATAAGTTATCGCGTTTACACCTGCTCCCAAATCCAATTCAACCAGGGATGTACAGTCCATTGCAAATCCGCTGGGAATTCCACTTTTATCTCCAATTTTCATCCGGGATAACCGGGTACATTTACTAAACGCGTCTCCGGCGATTGTAACAACATTTTCCAAATCAACATCTATTAATCCTGTATTATAAAAAGCCTGCCGCTGAATTTCCTCTACTTTGCGCAAATCTATATTAGCCAGTTCCCGGCAATCATAAAACATATACCCATATATTATCTTTAATTGGGAAGGCAATTTTACCGATATCAAGGATAAACACCCATCGAAGACATTCCATCCATTAGAGTTGTATCCGGTGAATATCTCAAACTCATCAAATGATGTGATTTCAGTATTCCCCTTGAACATGCCGCCGAAATTTCTCACAGCCTTAACCTGCTCAATCTTAGTTCCGACCCCATCCCCATAAGATTCCGCAATCATACTTTGAACTATAGCATCCTTGAACCTGACATAAAATTCTCCGTTTATATTCAATGTCAATTTTCTGAATGTGTTTCTTAAAGCCTCAATTGAATCCTCGTAGGTATTCGCGTTCACCGTTATCGTTCCGTCCAGAACAGGATATTCATCCTCTCCGGCCAAGCCTTCAGCACTTAATCCTCCGTAAGTACCATTTGAGAGCGTTGCCAGTTTATCCAGCATGTCCGAATCATTGAATGTTTCCTCAAAACCTACGGCACGGATACGCTTCAATGCATGATCATCCCCCTGTTCCGCCTGGGAGTTCATGATATCAACCAGCAGCCGCATGGGAGACAGGTTCGGACAGTTCACGATAAAGAAGTCCGTAATGACATCCCTGCACAAATCAATCCCGATGCCTTCCGTTGTCAGTAACGGATAATTGGACAATGACAGATATTGGTTAAGCCTGCTGTATTGAATTACACGAAGCCCTCCTCCCGATGGAAGCACAATCTGCGTCAAGGATGTACCGTCCGCATATATCTCCTGCAAATGTGAGCATGCGGACAGGTTCAATGTACCGGCCAAGGTGGCGATGTTCGACAGCAGCAGCCTCTGAAGGCTTACGCAGTTGGACAACGTCAGGGAGGATATAGAGATGATAACCGGGGCGTCCTTGCTTCCCAGCCGGATATCACGGAGCATCCTTCCCTGAATGATCATAGACCCGGTCACGTTCTTATTATGCCAGTCCCCTATATCCTGCAGGTAGGATGCTCCCTGTATCGCATTTTGCTGATCACCGGAACCGGATAATTCAATCTCCATTACACACACATCCCCAGCTTTCGTTCGTGCACCCCGAATTATACTTGTACCGTTAGCAATAGCCGGATACATATCCATAGCCGGAGTCAGTTCATACTTGATTGTGTTACCGGCAGCGCGTACGGTGATAGTATCCGTCCCGTTAGCAGAAAATAGTCCGAACGAATACTTTGACATCATGTACAGAATACGTTTCGTAATCCATCGCTGTTCCGCAAGATAATGGTCGCCCAGCGACTGGGTGATCGGGTCGGTATCATTCGAATAGTGTCCTTTGTTGTATGCCAGTTTCCCGTTTTCATAGCAGTACTTCGCATCCGCATTATAGGCATTGGCGGGAAAATATTCCTGAGCCTGGTCAAAGTAGTATTTCTGATAAAACGCAAACAGTTTTTCAAGGTCGTTGCCGCTTTTCAGCCCGCCCAGCGTCTGCATGGCGGTCATTGATTTGCGCATGCTGGCAATCTTTTCTTCCGGGAAAGCCAGTTCCATCAGGTTGAAGAAATTGTTTGTCTCGCCGTTCCAGACGGATGCTCCGGTTTCGTCCGTATCATGCGTTTCCACACTGTACTCCTTATCCGGTAAACCACGATTGGTTGTATCAAAACGGGTGTCGGCATCATCGACACGCCAACGCCACCTGGATGTCTCCGTACCGAAACAGTATGGATAGGTATTCTTCGCGCGTTCGTCGGTTCCGGCATTGAACTCTACGTTATTCATAAAGAACAGGCAGTCGTCAATATCCCAGTATGCGGGAGCGTCCATGCGGAATTTCTGTATACGGGCGTTAATGAACAGGGTGTTTAGTTCGTCATCCGTTTTCCCGGCAAGATCGGAAGTATTAAGCCCATATCCCTTGTCTGCAAGCTGCGACAGCAGATTGATTGTTCCCTCCCCGATATCAGATGGCATGAACCTTCCTTCTGACGACTCAAAATAGTAAACATTATATTGATTGATGTCACCGGATTTGGCAATCCAGAACTCGCAAGGTTCGTTCTTGTATCCGGATAATTGGGCGTTCAATTCTTCCAATGTGCCGTTAAACGGTTTCAGCCTTGGCGAGCACTGGTAAACACAATTGTAGGCAGGAATAAAGCTTGATATGTTTTCCACTTCTCCTTCGCCCAGGTCGAAGCTGTTCTGGCCATTGTACTGGAATGCCTCTTCATCCTCATTATAGGCTATCAATCCCTTTGCCGGATTCCACGGCACACGGAACAGGGTGAGCAAGGGAGAATTATCCGATCCCTCAATACTCAACAGGTTGGGATAAGTATCGGTGTTATAGCCGAAAGTGTCGGCGTCACCCTTATCAGGACCGAAGGTGTACAATCCCCGGAATATGTATATTGTTTCCCCTTCGTCATTGGTTTGCTTCTCAAAGCAGACGAACGGAGCTTCCCAAACTGACACGCGGACCTTCGCATCTGCGCGCATCGCCTCATTCAGGATACCCACTTCACGTATAAGGTCCGTATAGGAGTTTACCGCACCGATCTTATGAGACTGCATACTGGAGGCATAGTTCTTCTTTGCCGTAAACTTGCGTCCAGCCGGAAGAGACGGTGTCATTGACCACTTCGCTCCCGCGGTGGAGTCCGAGCCGTCGGCGTAACGAATGACGGAGAGTTTCTTGTCAAGCTGGTAACGGGTATTCCAGATCCAGTATTTCATGGATGACGTACCCTGCCCCTTGGCGGTCACGTTGCTGATTGAAACATTCCATTCCGGATGGTCATAAAAGAACACTTCCAACATGCCGGTACGAGTTGATTGATCCGCCATGTAAGGAATTGTATTGTCGAATGTCATTACGTTAAACTGGTCCTTCGTATTTTCAAAATCGATATCCGAACCGTGCAGGTCCAGGATGTCATTATTCTCTGTCACAATTGCCTTGGAATCTGTGGTGTTCAGCCAGTTGATGTAATTACGCAGGACTCCCTGTGAGGTCAGTCCCTGGTTATATTCCCGTATTCCGTATATGTCCACGTCCGCGTATCCGGAACCTATCACGATCATCCCGTTATGGGCGAAATAATCATTGCTCTCGTAGGTGAATTCCCTGTTCTTGACACCGTTGACATACAGTATGCAAAGGTTGAATCCGCTGTTGCCATAGGCGTCCGGCAAAATGGTCAGCGTGAGTCTTGTGCGTTTTCCCTCGAACGTATGCAAACTTTGTACATCATCGTTTTTAAGTGACTGGGAGTGCATGATAATGTCATCCGCATAGATGTTCAATCCGACAAATGAACCACCGGACAGGGACGATATGGTGATAACCGGTTCGGAATAATCCGTCACGTTATCAACCTTATAGTCAAGTTCGAGAGTCTTCCCGGTGCGGGCGCATTCATTTTTAAAAGGGGAATATCCCATGCGCAGCGATGAGCCGGCCATAAGCCGGAGTACCTTGTTCCCGTCTTCGTCCGATTGCCAGCCGTCATTGCCCCAGTTCATATTCTCCCAGCTGCCCGGGATGACGGAACCGTCCATTTCATTTATGATTTCCTGACGATTCCCCTGCCGGTTGGAGCGGGTCTTGGGATTCATATAGAATACGGCGCCCGACACGGCCGAATATCCCAGGGAGTTGTTTACCTGATAGGTGATTGGGGATGTCAGCTCCATATCGACATCGAGGATATGGGCCGTTATTTCAAATTCCGTATTATCCATTGTCTCAATCTCCATCGGGAATGAGAATGTATGTCTGGCGGAACATGCGATACTGTCTTCTTCGGAAGTAAAGACATCCTCACCATCTTTTTTGATGGTGAATTTAGCGGAGGTAATGACATTGTCGCCATCGTACATCGCGTAATCGAACAATGAGTTCTCACTCCAGTTGGTCGCCCTGCCGAGGATGTTGTTGACGGCTACCAGCTTCCTTTGTTCGCCGGCTACCGCGCAAATGACATTGAACGATATCGTTCTTGTCTTGACCGTCCCGTCCGAGTTCGAGACATAAGCAGATATATTGAATACGCCTGTCACGCCCGGGTGGATTACAGAGTAATTGTAGGCGGTTTCCGTATATACGCCTGTACCGATCTGAATCTGGTAGGATTCATTATAATCCTTCCCGGTAACAGTCACATACAATGTTTTTGAAATATTACCGCTGATATTCAGAGGAAGCGTAATAGCACCGGTGTAAGCCGTCCACCATTTAAAGTTGTCCGCACTGATGGACAATGAAGTAAGCTGTACCGTGTATACAAATGCCGGAGCCGTCACTTCCGTCACTTCTCCCGTTACTTTGATCATTACATTGTTTGCTCCGGACGCCAGAAACTCCGCAACGTCAATACTGAAAGGAGAACCGGAACTGATATACAGCTGTTTGACGACAAGATACTCAGCGCTGTTACTGTTTTTAACAGAGATCTGACAGAACCCACGCTCTCCGGTATCTTCATAAGGTTCGTTGGTGCTGTATCTTTCCTGGCTGATGAAAGTAAAATTCAAATGGCAAGGTTCCCCTTTGCTGGCTGACAGGCTTTTACTGTCCAGGTTATTGATTATACGCAGGTTTCTTTGTATCTCAGTTTCTCCACCTCCGCCGCTATGTGAGGAAATATAGTTCATTAAGTCTTCAAAGGTGGTTATAATAGATCCGTCCTCCGCAACTCCGGTGGGAATAAACACTCCGGTAGCAGGAGACCATCCATTATTGCCGTACAGTAATACGGAACCGTCTTCTGCCGTATCGGATTCAGGGGAGACATTCTTTAATTCTCCTATTGAAGAAGGAGTATTTGCGTCCTTCTCCAATTCCTTGACGGTATCGATCAGATTATTGAATTCTTCAGCCGACAGACGTCCACGGGAATTCTTGCCTTCATTTTCTTCCTTATGTTCTACATTCAGTGCCATAATACTATTCTCCAAATATTAACGGGAAGGCATACGGGAAGCCTTCCTCCTTGATTTCTATTTTTCCGCGTGCTGAAAGCGCGTGCATGATCAGGTTTGTTTCAAGCATACCGGTATCAGCCATGTCGCTTTCAACCCGGCTGATCACGGTACGGGTGGTATTGCCATTGTCATCCGTCTTGCGCACACTTAAAACAAACTTGATATATCCCATGTTACTTACTCAATTCGGTAATTGTTTTCTCAAAATCTGCCAATAAAGCGGCACGTACTTCAGCTGATGTTCCGGACAAGGAACAGGAGTATTTCTTTGTCGATTCAACATAAAGGATATTGCCGGCATAACTCGGAGCAGATGCCGATACTTGTTTGACCTGCGCTTCGATCTTCATTAATTTGTCCTTGTTGTAAGTAATGGAATAGTCAAGCCTGTAATCACCGACTACTGACTGTCCGGTTCTGATTGTATTTTCTGTGAAATCCATTTTATACCTCCTTGTTTAATTGGTTGATTATTTCTCTTTTTACAGCAGCTATGAGACGTGAGTTCTTCACCACCAGTTCCATCGCCTTGCAATACCGTTCAGGAACTTCTACTGCTTCACTTGAGTAGTAGATCTGCTTTGCCAGTTCCTCAAAACCGATATCCAGCAGGATGCTACCGTTATACATCATTTCGTTACCGACCGTTTCAGCGGTGTCGAAGGTCTGTTTACCGCCTTTGAAAGAAGTCTGCGCCTCGATTCTCTTAAAATTGATTTTCATATTCTTTTTGTTTATTATTTAGGAGTTCCAAATATTATCAGCGTAAAGAATCTAGGATAGCATTTATTATTACCCGGATCCCAAAAGATAACGTTGAAAGAGTTTGTGCTAAGACCATTATAGCTAGAGAAACAAGCTTGCCAACTTTCGCTTTCTCTTTGTCCGGTAGGAAGCACTAACGGGTAATAGTTGGTGTGGCCCAAGTCATGCGTAAACCAGTATTCTCTCGAACTGTTAAGACTAATGCCTGTTATATTTATCCCATTACCCCATCTTTTATTTATACCATAGGTTACATCATTTCCATTTCTTGTGGTAGAAATTTCAAAACATCCCAGGACCCCAGGCATGCACCAGATATCATCAGACGATGACAGCTTCCATAAGCATCCTCCAGCAGCGGCTATTGCATAATTAGCTCTTCCGCCTTTTGTCTGATCAAATTGAGTACTTCCAAACGCATTAATCTTAACAGCTATATTTTCATCGCTACCTGACGCCTGAAACATAGAAGCCGTTTCAAATCCGGCAATGCCAGGCAGACCATTGCCAAGTACCGCTTTTCTTGTCGCAGTATAAGTTTCACCCATTGATGTTCGTGTCTTTTGTGTTTCAATGCAAATAAACGCATCGCTGTTATCATAATTAGATAATCCATATCTGTCTATTTCGAATCCTCCGATCTTTCCTCCGGTAGTAATCATATACCCGTTATTGATACTGAATCCATTGTTGTCGGTTACATAGCCTTCCAAGGAAATGTTATTTGCACCCACTTTGAAGTCAGCACCTTCAAAGTTGATATTGTCTGCACTCAATTTAAAGTCAGCACCTTCAAAGTCGATATTATCAGCGGCTATTTTTACGGTACCACCTTTAAAGTCAATCTTATCCGCACTCACGATTGCGTTAGACTGGAACGTTCCGTTTTCATTCTCAGTTACAAACAGGTCAATGTACGCCTTCTTCACATATCCGTCTGCGGCAGCCTGCTCGGAAAACAAATGCGTGAAGCTAGCCTCTGTAACAAGACCGGATGTGCTGATATTACTTACATGACCTTCTGCGTCAAAGGTTATCTTTTTAGATAACAGTACATTGAAATCGTCGGTCGTTACCAATCCGCTTGTATTAATATTTGTAATATTACCGTAATTATCAAAATGTATTCCTTCTACAAGAGCAGCGATAGAATCTTTCGTCACCTGGATAACAGCCGTGTTTTTATCTGCCGTCTCCTGTGCATCTCTTGCAATTCCCAGAGCATTCAATGCTTCCTGAGCAGCGTCATACGCATCGCTGATACCTTGATTGGCTAGTCTTTTTGCCGCTTCGATGCCTTCCTCCGAATCTGTTACGACTGCGAGTATCCGGTCTCCCAGATTCTCAAGATAGGCGGTAGTAGCCGTTGAGCTAGGTTGCCAGTGTTTTATAGAAAATGCTGTTCCTGCCGCCTTTGCAGTGATGCAGACGAGAGAGTCATTCTTATAAGAGATGCCTTCGCCGGAATAGGTCGCATTCGCCCACATATCACCGATATCATAAGCATCGGAATCCTTTGGCTGGGATACAAATACACGTCTTTTCCCGTCAGCGGTATCCTGAGCTTTGGATGCGTCTTCCAGCGCTTTCAAAGTCAGATGGTCCGTTATGTCATTCCAGCTCCATGAACTGCCATCCTTTTCGAATCTGTATCCATGTCCCGACAGACGGTTATAGAACATGTCCTGCTCATGCATGGTTTTAAGTTCGTCAGTAGTCCAATCACTCGCCGGCAGGTTCTCCAGCGTGGGATCGTAGTCAAAGAACCACAGAGTGTACTCTTTATCCGTTTGCTCCCTGACAAGATCCATGTCCGTTTGAAGGTCATTAATAGTATCGTCTATATCTTTCCCTGTGGCCTGATTAATGAACTTAGCGGATATCTCACTTAGTACAGTGTTCAGGTCAATAAGCGGTTCCGGCATCGTATAGGAGCTAATGCCTTTGTATACGCGAATGTAGGGACCGCCGGCCGTTACACTATCCCACAGGATCGTGCCTTGCCTTTCAGGATTTGCTTTGTTTCCGAGATGTACGATGTTGTCTCCTACTAGGGGATCGTCACTTCCGGAGATACAGTCACTCTTGGACAGGTCGATGAAATCATCACCAATGCCGACAACCGCACGCCAGTAATAGTGATTTCCGCTTTTTAGATTGAATGTCTCACAGTTTGCCAGGTCATCTACGACAAACGGATTATAGATGATTCTGCCTTCCGCATCTGTGGTCCGGAAGTAACATCTCCAGAAGGTTCCTTTATCTTCTACCTTGTTACAGATAATACCGTCTGAATTGTATTGCTTGCCGCCGACATAAGTGGCCTGATTGACTTGCAGACTCTCAACATTCAGACGTTTGCGGATATCAACGAAGTCAATGTCGAGATGATAGTTGCCTTGCTCATCTTTGTAGATACCGAAGCCGGTGCTACCGGTTGCAAAGTTGCTGGACAGTATGTCACCGACAAGCTTTATCTGTTCGAGCGTGGATGTCCCCTTCGCATTGATACCTTCAAGGAAGGTCATCAGCTTTTCGATTGTTTCGGCTATGTCTTTTCGTACATACCGATCATCATTGTCGTTGTTACTGCCGATAATGGCAAGCTTGAAATGTTTCTTACCGTCAGTTTCAGGTATTGTGTCATCCTTTACTAGTTTATAAATAGTCCCGTTCTCAATGACGGAAATCACTTGACCGGCATAAGGGACATAAGCCTCTGTGTCTGCATTACGGGCATAAATACGGGCTTCCTCTAAGGTTTCCCACACATCGGTCGAATCAATCGAATAACCATTGACACGCTTATATCTGCCAGCGAAACTATCCCCTTTTATATTAAGTGCCATAATCAGCTCGTTTTAAAGGTGAAATTATCCGTTTCGCTGCTTGTCGTAGCCGTACTGAACACATACATCGTATATTCCAAAGGTGTACTTCCGTTAGCACCTTCAACACTGATCTTTCTCGGCGAAGCAGCGGAATCCAAATCCATGAAGTTATATTGGTATCTCTCCAGTGAAACATCCTTGATGGTACCGTCTGGAATACAGATAACGAAAGTTTTATAATTGCCTATTGTGAACTTGTATGATCCGGCGCCCTTATACAATCCACTGCCTGAAAGTGCCCGCACCTCGGCTGAAGTCGTAGGAACCGAATTACAAACGCCTGCAAACCACTTTCTATGTACATTCACGCTGATCTTGCTAGTCAAGATCGTTTCGTTTATATCTCCGTCGTCAGAAGCGGCATATATGACTGTTGCAGTATAGGATTCTCCTTTAGTGTAGTTCCCTTGTAACTGCCTTGTTGCGGTTTGAATGCCGGCAGGATCGCCAGAGAATTCCAATACGTTTTCTTCTTTGTCGTCGTAGAATGCTTTGATCATTGCGCCATTGTCGTTGCGGGTGGCGGTATATGTAATGAAGCCTTTGGTTGATCCGAACTCAACATCATTAGCGGTTGACAATTTACCTATTAGTGTCGCAGGAGTAGGCGCATAAAGCATCTTTCGGAATATCTGTTCGTATCCCATACCTTTGCGCAGGATTTCTCCCGGATTTACATGACCGGTCTTTGGTGCGTTTACGTGAATATCCTTGCTCAATCCTGCGTCCGCAGAACCAATGCCGGAGGAAGATGAGCTACTACCGCCACCACCGGTACGTACAACAGTACCATTACGATAATTCTTCGACCTGGAACTGGCAGGAATTGCTCTTGATTTTATGACGATGTTACTACTCATACTTCTATCATTATACATTGAAACTGATTCATCTTATAGTCGATAGTACCTCCTGCGTTGATGAATTTCTTATTAACCATATAATTGTCATACAAGCGGGATAAAGGAGTTATATCGGAAGATGCTTTTATTACTTGCGTTAATTTGATACGGGTGGCATTATAACGTTTGATAATACGTCGAATAAGTTGCTCTTCTGGACGGACTGTAGTTTCTTCTATGACTGAATAAAGATTGTCTCTCAGGTAATCTTCACTTAAAATAACTTTGCCATAACCCGCGCCATCATGGTTGTATGAGCTAATTTTCAATTCGATCTCATCGAGTTCATTGATGTAGTTCTCATTAACCGCGTTCTCATAAATACGATCAGAATTAGATGTAGTATCCTCTCCATCCCGAGGAATGAATCTTACAGTAAAGTTTTGTAAGAATACCCCATATTTATTAACTTCGGATGGATACATACTAGCCAATAGTTGAAATTCCAGCTCTCCGGCCGTTATTCCACTTCCCGTAAAAGAAGAATATATCATTTTACCGGATGCGCCTTCATAAGGGTCCGTTAGCTTCTTGTCGTTAATGACCGCTTTATAACCCTCATTCTCGTATGCCCCGAATGACAAATATGTACATTTATAAAGATTATTTCCGAGTACCGGATCATCAGTCGTAAGGTCTATATGACCAATAAATAATTTGGTTCCGATTAATAAGTTTCCTCCCCATCTGTCCTTTGACAATGGAGATAAAGGTTCGTTTTGGAAATACCTGACAGAGGCATTTATACAAAATACCCCTGGAGGATATGCGACGCATGGACTTCGCAATATAAATACTGGAACATATCCACCCAATGCTACCCCATCTTTGTTTTTCAATCTTATTCTAACAACGTCAGTATAGCTATACTCTGTAATATCGGGAACCTTACCACCATCCTTATTTACCATTTTGTAGTTGCAATACCTCATAGGGATAGCGCCTAAAAGATTATCCGCTTCTATATTGTTTTTGTATTCGTTTATATCTACACGATGAGCGAATTGTTGGTATTGATACATCTCCAAATCCCCTGGATTCAGGAGGATGCGATGCGACACGTCATCTCCGGATGTTATATCTGGTAAGGTAGCCAATCTGTCCAGGTCGTCATAATTAACACTGAAGTTTAAAGTTTCAGGGATAGGATAATTGCTACATTTCACTGTTACTTTATTATAGCCAGGGAGTACATCCAGAGAATGATCAGATCCGGTAAATCCAATGTTTTGTACGATGAGATTATTAAATACTGCATCTGCTTTCTCGATCAGTCCACTGTTATATTTATGATATACTCCGTTATGATCTATATCGACAAAGAAAAGCTCTCCTCGCCAATCTACACAGGTCCAGTGGAGGAATTTGCATACTTCTTCGAGTACCTCTTTAAGTTTCAGCGCTTTGTTGTCTTCATCGAAGAAATTCTGTTCACTAATTCTCATCTCCCAAAGTATATTACTTCCGCCTGATAAATATTCCTTTTCGTTTTTCGCATAGACGTATGGGATATATACTGCATTATATTGTACAGAAGTTGCTTTGATGCATTTCTGTAGTAAACTCCATAACGAGACAAATTCCTTTCTGCTTCCGGTTACGTCATAATCAATAAATTCAAGCGTGGACATCGCACTCATACACTCTATCTCCAGTTCGAATTTAGAGGAGCTGTAATTCTGTGTATATAGTTCCGGCTTGATATACCCATACCACGTTACTACCCCATCTCTTTTGAATATAACCCGGTATTGCTGATAGGCTGTGGAAAATAGACTCTGCAAATAATCGCTGCCTACTACGCGAATTGTCGCAGTACTGAACCTGACAGGCGTATACAGGAATTCTTCATCTGCAATATCGACAGTGAATGGTGAAGCCCCCGCAACCAGCTCAATGACTTCACCCGAATAATTTTCTTTCTCTATCTCCACAACACATGGAATGTTATCTATTGCGGCAAATGGTATTGTATATATTAGTCCGTAGCTCATGATATAGGCTTTTTCCCTTGTGATTTAAGTTCATTGTTGATAGTCAGAATCAGATCCTTTGCCCGGACCCTGGTTGTTACCGATGAAGATATATTTCCACCTCCACCCAATCTTCCGGAATTAATCGCTTCGAATAAATGAGATTGCTGGCCTTGATTGAGTATCATTTCACCGGCATTAACACGAGCTAATATCTTATCTCCAGATGAAGGACCGCCGGTAATAATACCACCATTAGCGAACTTAGGAATGGAGGCAGCTAATATTAATGCTTCCATGGCTGCAATTTGAGCAGCAGCAAGACCTACTCCTGCAAAAGGAATAGATGCATATGCTGCTGTACTTTTTGCAGCCATTTCCGCAGATGCAGCTGTAGCTTTTGTTGATGATGCTGCGACCTCTGCCGCCGTTTGAGTCGCAAGAGCAGTAATTTCTGCTGTAGTTTCTATCGTTTTATTCGCAACTTTTGTTCCGGTAGTAGCCGTATCAATAGCCGCCTCTGTTTCCTTCGCCTTTGTGAGCTTATTTGTTAATTCCGTAATACTTTCAATTGTTTTCATCACCGACAAGAATCCATCTGCAATTCCGGAAAACATATTCCAAATGGCCATTAACTTTTCCCATTTAGTAGCTTCCTGTTCCGGATCAAATGCATCTTTCAGGCGTTCGAATGCCGACACTAATCCATCTACAGTTGATACGACATTTTTAATACCATCCCATTCCATCTGATTAAGTTCCTTGGTGAAATTTTTGATATCTTCCTGGACCTGTGCCAGTTTTAATGCCTCTTCCAGCGATGGAACGTCAGCCATAGCATTCGCAACCTCATCTGATAATGTCTTCCCGATAATTCTTGCTTCCTCTTTATATTTGTCCGCCAATTCTTTTGCCTTGTCCAGATTTTCAGAGGCAATATCAACTTTGGTTTTCTTGTAGTCAAAAGTTGCGTCGCGAGGCTTTATCTTAATTGGAGAAGCAAGTATCTTTGCATTCAGTTGCATAGCTGAAATAAACACATCTGCCTCATCTCCAATGCCTTTAATGCCGGCAGCGGATTTAGCCGCATCAACGGAAAGTGAAATTATATTGGAATTCAATTCTTTCTGAGAGATAAGCCCTTTGGCTTGCTGCGCTTGGGCTTCCCTGACCTTTGCATTGTAATCCTTCTGCACCTTCTCAAACTCAACAAGAGCAACATTCTTATCTTGATTTCTTATCGCTTTCTCAGCAGCGGTCTTAATATTCTGAAAATATTGACTCTCAAGCACTTCTTTATCACCTGTTCCTTTGGCTTGGGCGTACATCTTGATGTTCAGTTCTCCCAGGGCTTTATTATACTCTGCCTGAGTGATCTTTCCGATCTCTAATTCAGCGCCTAGCTCTTCAAATTGTTTATCATAAGATTCTTGCTGTTTCTGAAGAGGAGTTTTTTTCTTTTTGTCATCATCCGGATCAGTAGTCGGTGTTGTAATTGTTGTGCTTCTAGAAATCTCAGTTCCTAATCTCGATTTCGCATCACTGAGTATTTTTGAGAATTCAATATAAGCATTCAAATCATCCTTTAAGCCATTTTCAAATCCTATAGCGTCAACCATTGACACTTTATGCTTTGCTTTGAACCTCTCTTCTTTAACCAAATCTCCGCGAGCTATTTCCCAATCAGGAGCCAATTCCTGTACTGTCTTCCCGTTGTAGGATTTTGAGCCTATTTTGCGTAATTCATTTTCGCTTTCTGCTACTTCCTTTGCTGCCAGTTCGGCTCTTGCTGCACTTTCAAGCAATTCTATGCGTTTAGATATTTCTTTGTTTACATCTTGGTTGGTTTTTAGCTCAGTACCGAGAATACCATTGATTTTCCCTAATATTTGTTTTTTGTAATCTAATGATGAATTAACTTTATTGTACTCTGATAACAAGGCTTTAACTTTTACAATTTCTGAGTTCGACTCTGCCGCATGATTCATTCGATTCAGATAATTGTCAAACAAGCCCTTTATTCGTTGTGACTCTTTATAAGCATTATAAAATTTAGCAACGATAGCCCCTATGACCGCAAGTATTGCTGTTGGAGCCATAGAAATGAGAGTTGCCTTAATTGATAACATCGCTTTGCTGAAAGCCATTCTGATAGAAGCACCGGCCTTTTGCGCTTTCCATGCAACTTCATCAAACTTCTGTCCTGCATCCTTGGCCGCCCGACGTGCTGCTGACTTGGCGGCTAATTCGGCTTTGGCAATAGAGGAAATAATTTTATTGACCAGCCGACTTGTAACCATGACTAAAACAGCTGCAACAAGATAGGTAACAATGCTTTTTATATTGTCAGCAGCCGATTTAACAATATTGGTCAGCCAGTCTATCAGAGCTTTATATTTACTTTGTATATCCGTGCCGTTCACTAACTCTGTAAAGACGTTTTTCAGTCGATTTACAGATGTCTCCAAGTTATCAGTATCAACGTTAGGAATCATCTCATTAAGCGCCTCAGCAAATTTAGGAAGCACATCCTTACTCATCAGTTTACCCTGTTTGAGTAACTTGTCCAGACCAGCGACAGAAACACCTGCAGCTTTTGCCATAGCCTGAAGAGCAACAGGAAGACGTTCTCCCATCTGCAGACGCAATTCCTCGGAGCTGATCTTGCCTTTACTCATCATCTGGGATAATGCAAGCATAACTCCGTTACTGTCGTCCGCACTCATACCGAAGGCCGTACATGCCCGGGAGACGGATTCGAATACTTTTCGTTGATCGATCATGGACATACCGGATATGGAAGCAGCCGCCGTGAATTTTGCGTAGTTAGCCGTCAGGGCATTAATCTCTAATCCGTATTTTTTAGCCAGATCGAGCAGATATTTCTGATTATCCGCATATTGGGACATTGTGCCGGAGACATTCTTCAATGCGGTGGTAACACGGTTTGTTTCTCGGGCTACATCAATGAAACGAGAAACAAGGTTACTTAGTCCGAGTCCGCCTGCACCTAATGCCGCAGCGAAGGTGAGAATCTGCATCTGCATGGAACGGAATGCGGCTTTTACCTGATTAGTACCTCTCTTAAAGTTCTCTGTTAAGAGGTTTATTGCTATACTGAAACTTAAACGTCCTGCCATGATCTTATAAATTTAATAGGTCTTTGCCCTTTTGCATGAATAATTCAAATCTTTCTATCTCAGTTTCTTTGATTTCTTTTTCCGCTTGCTTCTCCGCTTCCTCCCAAGGGAAAGTGATCAGATCCTTAGCTCCATTTTCCATCTTTCGTGCATCGATATGCGGGAGAATGGTGAGATATGTCCACATCCGGGCGCTTTCCATCTCTTCTTTTCGTTTCTTTTCGTATGCCTCTATGTAGAGTGGAAGGTCGCATATCTCCATTTCATTAAGCACGTAATGTGCATCCAGTCCGGATATGATGAGAACCGAAACAATACCGCTGATCATTTCCGGAAGGGAGTTGGAATTCACGATGTCCTGTTTCTCCTGCTCCCTCTGAAACTGACTTAATACTGATGTTTCACGTTCCAATTTCAAGATCATTTCCTGTACCAGCTTTTCGTTGGACAATGTTCCCCGAAAAACATCGAAGGTATATATCACATCTTCATTATTGCATATCGTTGTGGTATACAGTAGTGCATCTATGTCATCCTTATCTGAATAATCCATTAGAGAGAAGGATTTCTGCCTGATCTGTTCCCATCGTATTATGGCTTTCAGATTCAGCCTCATCTTCATATTTAGAGAGAATCTCTTTTTAGGAACTGAAGTCTCCGGTACAGATGGCGGACTATGACGATTACATTTCTCATCGATGATTTTAGCGGACAGGAATATTGTATATATGATACAAAGTGATATTGTTAATGAGACCATGATACTTTATATTAAATAAGGCGGCCATCACAGGACCGCCTTAAGAACATTTGTTACTAACTCGTTTTATGCACCTGCGTTTTCCGCTGCTCCGCCTGCGGTGGGCGTCAGACCTCCGATACCTTTAAAAGCGCTGCTACATTTAGCTATCTGTCCGGCCTCGGATGAGATAGACATCGATGTAATCATCACTTCTCCGGTATAGCTCATCTTTGCAGTATCTTTCTCAAAGGTTCCTCCAAAATTGTCCTTATCCGCAGCTTTTGCCTCTCCGAAATAAAATGATAGTGTTTCACCTGCTATCTGTTTAGCCAACAGGGTATCATAACTCATAGCGCCTTCTTTGCGAGTTACTAATGACTCGGAAGAAACTGTATAGCTTTTCTTTCCAGGAAGGGAACCGGTCCAGTCGCCCATCATTTTGTTTGAGACATCTATTTCTTCGGTAGTTACTTCCAGTGTTGCACTTGATGCAAAAGCGATAGGCTGATCGTCGGCAAATACAAAGAACTCACCTCTGTAGATATCTTTTCTTGAATCTAATTTTACTCCTGCCATAATATTATCTTTGTTCTATTGAAAATTGTAAAACTTGAATGTATTTGTTATCAATGAAGTCCTCGGTAGAGTCTTCAAGCTCAATATATATATCCGGATCAGTAAAGTCACCGGATAAAGTATCATAAATCAATGAAGCGAGTTCCTGGCTGCGATCATAGTTTTCACTTACCGCAATCACGTTCACAATTGGTACCTGCCGATATACGCCAAACTTGGTGCGATCCTGTTTGTAGCCGTCACGCTGATAAACGATAAAGTCGCCCTCCGTATTCTCCGGTGCAATGACCGGGAATATCTTCTCATCGACAATATCCTTGATGCTATCCGAAGCAAGAAGAATGGCACGCACTTCCGTTGTGATCTTAAACATATTCATCGTCTCTCATTTATTCGTTGTACTGCTTTTTGAACTCCCTGATAGATAGCTTGCATAGCTCTATTCTCTTCTGTATGTCCGGCATCATTCCAAAATCTGTTACCAGGCATAGATCCTCGGCTTTTACCGGTATTGGTATAGCGTTTCTTGGTCCCTTGATCTACAAGATGAGAATGATTGCCGCCTGGACGATCAAACCCTGCCAATGCTCCCAGTTTATTACGTTTTACCCGAGTAGTGAAAGAATTCATCAGGTGATTAGTCTGCTTGCCGTGATGTAATAACCTTGTGCGTAGATTGCTTCTACCTTTCACGCGAAATACATTCACTGCTGCACGTAGGCCGCTTTTCACCGCCTTATCTTTTTCGAAGTCTTCCAGATTCCGGATCAGATATTGAATATTCTCTCTGTCGATCGTCGTTACCTGAATCATACATCGATCTTTTTAAGCGTTAAAGTCAATTCGTTGGCTGCAGGTTCTATCATCTTTATCTCCCAGATACAATCTGCGTATCTTACACGGCAACCATATTTGATCTGCGGATAACTACGTACTTGCATTACTGTTGTATGCCCGACAAACTGTTCATACGCATTCTCTTCTACGGAAAGAAGAGTCTGTTTCTTGCGCTGTGCCCGGCATCGGAATACTTCTTTATATTCCTTGCTGACAGCTCCTGTCGAAGACTTTACTTCGACAGGAATCTCAAATACAAGCTGATATTTCAGCAGACCCGCTCTCATTTGGCATAATTCCGATAAAGTGATACGAGATATCTGTAAGACAGGGGTACTTCCGCCGACTGTGCAAAAGCAACCGGTTCACGATTAGCATAAAACTGTCCGACCATCAGGAGAATACACTGACGAAGAGGCGCAGGTAATTTACCTTTGTTCTCCTGCGTCAGCGTATCCAGTTTCTCACATACATCTTTCTCTACAACAGTTTCAGAGGCTTCTATAAGCCCGATAATGTATTCGTCATCTTCCGTAAAGGACTCCTCTACGTTCAGATGTTTCTTTGCCAGTTGTAGTTCGACGTATGCCATAATTATTTCAATGATGCGATAGTAAATGATTCTTTGCGGATAAATCCCATATTCCAGTAGGAATTGGTTATCAGTCTAACTGTACCACTCAAAGCCTGCGTATACGGATCTACCAGTAACTCAATGCCGCCCCATTGTCCCAGGAAGTAGTCCGCCCAGTTACCGAATACGATACCAAACTCATCAGCTGTATCTCCTAATTCTTTCGGCAGATTATTCGTACGCAATGCGCGATAACCGTTCAGTTGTCCGTCCCCATTGCCGGCAAAGATAAATCCGCCTGCGCCAGAAGCGTCCTTCACTTTGGTTTTAGCTTTTCCCACAAGTGACGGGTGCAGAACATAAGACAGGTTGCCAAATAATGCATTCTGAGTGTCCGCATTTGTTTCCATAGCTACAATCTGCGCCCATGTCATGTCTCCCTTAATATCTTCGTTAAGGGTATGGAACATACCGTCCGGTGTGTTAGCAACGTTCTTGTTTTTACTGAACGCAGTCTGTTCTATCTTTTGTGCAATAGCTACAGCGATAGCTTGACGAATATAGGCCTCTACGGAAGTATTCTCCTGGACGAGCAACTGCTTTGATATATCTACGTACGCCGTCAAACGTATCGGTTTGAACGTATCCCCTTTATCGAATTCACCTGCACCATCCTTGGCCGGAGCGTTTTCGCCTTCCCAAAAGACATTTGCACCGGAGAACTCGGGCCAGTAGATGTTACCTTGCAATCCTGTCATAAAACGAGCACCAGCACGGGCTAGCACAAGTGAAGATTGCAGCGGCAGCAGCATTTCTTGTTGATCTTCATCAATAACTACGCCTGTAGCCGCTTCGGTAGCCGCAGTAAATGCCGCACGTTTTTCTAGGTTCATCGGCACAACAATACTTCGTTTGCCTGCTTGCTGGGCACCCGACATGTTGTGATATGCGGTAGCCTCTTCAATAATACCCGCATCTGCGTCATTCTGTCCGGACCCATCTACCAAGTTAGCGATGGCACGACGAAGAGAGAAGTTACCGCTACCGGCAGTTACCGTTCTTACAGGGCGTTTACTACGATTTTCCTCCTCTCTCTCTTCGATTTCAAGGTTGATTTCAGCCATGCGAGCTTGATTGGTGCCTAACTCTTCATTTTCTTCTTGGGAAAACTGACGTTTTTCACCTTTTGCTTTCCCGATGATTTCTTTCGAACGAATAGATAGTTGCCTCTTCTCATCCTTCAAATCTGTGATACTCTTTTCTTTAGCCATAAAATAATAAATTAAATGTTTAATGAATTTTCGATATTTTGATAGTAGGACTCAGGGATATCCTGTTCCTTTTTTCGCAATTCCTCTTCTGCTAATTCTTTGCCGCGCATATAAACCGAAGTTTTACTGTATGCGCCATTATAGACCGGAGCAATGTCATAGAGATTATCTATTTTCTCAATCGATCGTTTCCAACTGCCATTTTTTTGTTTTTCCCATGTATCCTTTTCTACATCGAAGCAGAAAGAACATTCTTCGATTTCTCCACGACGGATATTTTCACGTAACTCGTCACCTAAAGCCGTCTTAGGAGCTTCAAAACGGAACTTCAGCCCCTTATCGTCAACTGAAAGTACCAAAGACCCCTGTCCATTTTTGCATCTTGCAAGAATGCCACGGCTTTGATCGTGATTCAAGAGCGCAAAAACATCACTTTTTGCCAAAACTCCGTCAAGCGCACCGCGTTGGATGACTTCCGTGAAGGATAATCCGTCTGATG